CAAGGGCCGCCAGCACCGATGCATACCGCGAGAGGCTATTTTGGCGGGTGCGTATGACAAGGGACAGATTGTCATGCAGTGGCTGACCACCGCAGGTATCCCGGACACTACCCAGGATGGGAGAGCGTGATGGTCAACAAGCTGCTGCGCGTGCCGGGGCCGTGGTCATATCGCCTGATGGTGGTCGAGTTGCGTGGCGAGGTGATGCTAGGCCAAACGTCTGGACATCTCTCGCTCCGAGGCGACATCGCCGATTATCAGCGAGATGATTGCAAGCCGCTCTACGCCATCTTCGTCCGCCCGAAACTCACCCCGCCACCCTGCGGACTGGCACCCGCATCCTCCGAGGGAGATAGAGAATGACGAAGTTTCGCAAGAAGCCGGTTGTGATCGAAGCGATGCAGTTTCGAGGGCCTGCTGACGCTCTCCGCAACGTCGACTATGCTGTACAATTCGATGACTGGATCGTTGCCAACCAAGGCGAGCGTAAATGCCGGTATGTTGGCCCTAATATGGTGATCCCAACGCTTGAAGGCGATCATCAGGCAACCCCCGGCGACTGGATTATCCGGGGTGTCCAAGGCGAACTCTACCCCTGCAAGCCTGACATTTTCGCCGCCACCTATGACGAGGTGCCCGCATGACCCAGACCACCGACGCCGCGCTGGTGGAGCGTTTGCGAGCGAACGGAGACCCACGGTGCAATCAGCATGTCCGGGGCCTGTCTCTTGAAGCAGCCGACACCATAGAAGCACAGGCCCGCCGGATCGAGGCGCTGGAGGGGGAGGCACGGCACGCGTCTGATTTGCTGCTGACTCTTTGCCGCGTCACAAAGCACCGCACGATTGACCCAAGCGTGCCGCTCGCCAAGAATATGCTCGACACCGCCGAGCGTCTCGCTGCGCTTTCACCGGAGCCCACCCCATGATCCCGATCCTTCTCGCCCTAGCCAAAATCAAGCAATGGAATAGCCGGCAGCGGGATTACCGACGCGAGCGCCTTGCACAAGGATATTGCTCCGCCTGTCTGCGAGAGAAGGCGGAGCAGGGATATCTAACGTGCGATGGCTGCTACGCTATAGGTGTCACTTAACGAGCCGCCTCCAGCACCGCCGCGCGCTTCGGTGTCTCCGCCACAGGCTGACCCGCATACTCACGGATGCCCCAGGCACCGCCCCCGCCGGCCGGGCCTGTGGCGCTATACAAGACCATCACGTCGCCGACCTTCGCCTTCCACGCCGCGATATAGTCCTTGTACAGCGTCGCCATCTCGGGTGCACGGTTGACCAACTGCACCCGTGTCGCGCCCCCAGTGGTAAAGTCGACAACATGCTGGCCTGCCTCGTAGGTGACGAGGCGCTTGCCCTTGGCGCGCACCGCGTCGAGGGTTTGCCAGGACTTGGCTAAGATGTCGTCCATGCCCTTGCGCAGCGACACCATCCGGGCCGGCAAGGCTGCATCGGCCGGCACGTCGCCCGCATAGTTGAAGTACGGCGCGATCGCGATGGCATCGATCGCGCTGACCAGCGCCGGGTTTGCCAGATGCTGCTCGGTGACCCAAGGGTTCGACGCCTGCGATCCAGCGACACGGACGAGCCCCTGTGGCCGGTCGGCGAACACCTTAGACCAGATCGCCATCGTCTCGACCACCTTCTGGTCATAACGCGCGATGTTGGCCTGGAACCCGTTGGTGTGGAGCCCGGCCGCCAGCCCCTCCGCCTGGATCTGGTGAGAGAGCGGGAAAGCATAGTTCCAGGGCTCGTTCGCCAATTCGACATAGGCGCGGTGCCCGGCCGGCAGGCTGTCGTGAACCAGCTTCGCCATCCGAGTGACGTAATCCGCATCCGCGTTCCACGGAATGGTGAACCACGGGTCGGCGTCGACAGCCTTGGCCAGCGCCAGCATATGTTCCAGCGCGACGCCATCACGCTTGCGGTCAACCTGATTGATGCTCGCGGGCAGGGTGCGATTGGCCCAAGTTACCGAGGCCGGGTTCTGGTTCGCTGCTGACCAGTCGAGGAAGCGGATGACCTTGAACGGCTTAAGGCTGTCGATGATCTGTGGTTCGAACACGGCATCGCGCGGCAGCTTGACGTTGCGGCAATCCAGACCCTTGATCGGGTCGCTGGCGGGCACTTTAGAGATTGAGATCCAGTTGCGCGTATTGCCTTCTGGCGCGGGGCCTGTGGGCCAGTCGAACGTCAGCGTATGATCGCCGCGCGTGATCGTCTTGCGCGAGCCGCCGATGTCAACGTTGCCGGTGCCGGTCCATGTACAGCGAACCGAGGCCGCCTGGCCTGAGAAGATGCCCGCCGGGGGCGTCATGACGATCGCGTAGCTCTTGCCGTCAGGGACGGACAGCGGCATCCCAAGCGCGTCAATCTGATCCGCAGGCACCGGCTGCCACTGGTTGTTCGTGTCGACCCAGCCGGCACCGGTCACGATATTGGCGAAGGTGGCTTCGTTCGAATAATAGTCGACGGAAGCGACGTTGATCCCAAGGCCATTCGTGCGGTCGCTGACGGGGATGGGTGTCACCGCCCCCTGCGTCGCGCACGCCTTCACCGTGCCGACGATGGGATCACCGCCGAACGTCGCGTTGTTGCAGGTGAACTTGCCGGATAGCACCTTGGTAACGAATTTGTCAGCCGCGCCGTAGCGTACCTGCGTATTCGCAGGGACCGTGCAGGTGCCGCCTTCCTCGACGCAATTGACCCAACCAGTGACCGGCGGCAGAACCTTGATACGATCGCGGCGGACCTGCTCGGCCGTTGTCGCCGCCGTCTTGGCTTTGGCGAAGCAATCGGCGTTCATGGTTAGGGCGGTGGCGTTGTCGGCTTCCGCTTTGCTGATGTCTGTGGGACCGCAGCCGGCGATGGTTTGACCGGAAGCAGGGGCCGCCAGGAAGGTGGCGAGCATGACGCCGGCCACCATGAGGTATCGGTTCATGCTCGCTCTCCTATCAGTTTTCGTAGATTTCGAGAACGGAGAGATAGCCGAAGCTATATCCCGTCGCGCGTGCGAACGTCAGCGTCAGCTTGCCAGTGCTATCAGGTGCCATGGCTGCAATGTTGCCGACGTTGCCATCTGCACTGTTGCTGCCTGCATCAAAGGTGACAGACGTGGTGCCGATAGTGACGATCACCTTACGATCTGCCGCGCCCCGGAATGCCGCCACCTTGAAAGCATAGGTTTTCGCCGGGTTAAGGCCGGTAATGTCCATGGTCGTGGTCGGCGTGGATACACCGCCGTTGTCGCCAGCGTTGGCGTTACCATTGTACCAGTTACGGATGCTGATCGAATTGTCGTATGGTCCAGTGTTGTTGGCGCTGGTAATGCCGTTGTTGTCCTGCGCTGCGTTAAAGGCGGACGTAGTGGTGATCTTCCAGCCGGTTGCCGATCCGGAGGTGTCGTTGAGGTTCAGCGAGATGCCGACATTGTTGTTCTGAACCTGCGACGTGCCCGCCAGGAAATTGTTGAACGAGGCGGGGATATTCGTGGTTTCTCGACCGAATGCGACCTTGGCGGTACGAGCCGTTGGCGTCGGGGTGGGTGTCGGTGTCGGCGTAGGAGTGGGCGTAGGCGTTGGGGTCGGCGTAGCCGTCCCGATTGCCGCAATGGCCAGCGTCTGCGCGCTAGCCTCCATCGGCAGCGCCAAGGCACTGTTGTCGTGGACCTGCGTGGTGTCGTCCGATGCGCCGGCATCAGGCGAATAATAGACCGTAGCGCTGTTGCCGTTCGTCGTCGCATGGGTCAGCAGGATCGTCGTTGCCGACTCTCGAACCGCCGCGCTAATCGCCAGGGCTGCACCGCCGCTGTCGAACACCGAGAAGCCGGAGATGCCCGAGGTTGGCGTGAAGTCGGTGCCGGCACCATGCTTGATCGTAATGCGGGTTTGCGTCTGGCTGATCGGCGTGGTGGACAGCACGGCCGGGCCACGCTGTTGCGCGCTTCCAGTAAGGGCTGCCATCGCCTGCGGATAAAAGCGCTGTGCAGCGACGCCAGCCGAAGCCGTGGTCTGGTGGATGTTGTCAAACGTCGCGAGGTCGAACCCGTTGAAACCGATCAGGACGTTGGCGTCGTTGTTGACGACCGTCATCTCGGCCATGCGCTGCAACGCCATCTGTGCCGGGTAGGAGGGAGAGTCCTGCGACGGATTGAGGATGGACTTGAGGTTGGTGAACCCGCTCTCGCTACGGAGAAGCCCGATCAACTTGCGATAGCGCGCGAGCTGGTCGGCATACGTGATCGTATTGGTGCCCTGGTTCACGTCGTTAAACCCGACCTGCACCAGCACGAAATCGACCGTTCCTGCTGCCTTCATGGCAGTAGTCAACCGCTGGCGATCAACGTAGGTATCACCAGCCCACGTCGCAAGCGTCGTCCCTTGAACACCGCCGCTGATGAACCGAACCGGGCGGCCGGTCGCCGCATTCAGGGCATTGCCCAAATCCATGCCGAACCGGCCAGCGGTAAGCGTGGTGTAATTGATACCGTCAGACGAAACCGTGACGTTGGGGTTTACCGTACCGGCATAGTCGTTGACGTAGCGGTAGGGGCTGCTCGACCCGGCAAGCGCGATTGTGATGGGGTTCGTCGGGGCGGGCGTCGGCGTCGGCGTCGGGCTAGGAGTGGGGCTAGGCGTCGGCGTACTCCCCGTCCGCTGCCGCCCGCCCCGTGTCGCCGCAATGGCATCAACAGCGTCTTTTTCCTGCTGAGTGGGCGTCTGATAGCCGCCCATGGCATTCAGGATATCGGTCAAATCGCTCATGTCAGGCCCCCGGCTTCTTGGCTTCGGTCTTGATGGCCTTCACGACCGGCGCAATCGCGGTGACCGCGCTGACCACCAGCGAAGGGTTGGCCTTGATGGCCTTGATGGCGGCGTTGAGTAGCTTGCCGATGTTCATGTCGTGTCTCCGTGGCCCGAAAGCGGTTAAACAGGCAATCCCTTGTACATCCGCGCTTCTGCGGCGCGCCTCTTGATCAACCCCGGCAGCACCTTGCCGTTGCCCTTGTTCCATACCGCAAACTGCGCCGCTGCGCCATCATAGTCGCCAGCGTTGTGCTTTCTAAGCAGTGTGGATGACGCGAGGTTGCCCTCGCCGACATTGAAGGCGAACGATACCAGCGCGTCAAATTCGTCCTGATTGGCTTTGGGGGCCAAGCGGTTAACTGCCGCCTCGAAACGCGCCAGATCCTTATGCAGAAGCTCATCGGCTTTGGATGCAGTAATGGTCATGCCCTTGCGCACCTCTGGTCCCGTATGACCGACGCCAATCGTCCAAGGATCGCCGCCGGTTGCGGGATCTGGGTATGCCGTCAGACGCACCCCTTCGAAGTCTTTCAGCGCCGCGATGCCTTGCTCGCTCATGCGACGGCCATTGTCGCGGGCAATGCCGAAGCGGTCAGCTAAATCGTCAATCATGGTCACCATCGCAGGCGTGAAGCGTTGATGCGGCGCAAAGGGACGAAGCGCATCGAACAGGTCGTTCCGCTGGCTCACAACAGCCCCCTCCCCTCCAGATACTCGCGCGACTTCTTAACCTGCCTCTCGTTGGCCATTGCGTGTCGTCGATCCCGCCAAGTGCGGCCGACAAGAAACATGATAGCCCCGAACGTCAGGATCGACACTGACCAGCCCTCAAACGGATTGTTGTACTTATACATGATGACCGGTAGCGTCAGGAATGATCCAGCGCCCATCATGCCCAACCCAACACGCTCCATGACGTTGGCCATTTCCCGGAATTGCGCCAGCTTGTAGATGACCAGAAGGGTCAGGATCGAACGCCCGATCACGTTTGCGATATCGAACACGGTCATGCCTTGTCCTCCCCGCCGATTGCTTCGATCATCTTTTTGAACCGGCGAATGACAAGCGGCATGAGACTGTTCCAGGCTGTGCCGCCGATATAGACGGAAGCGCAAATGCCGCGAAGATTGTTTTCATCAATGCCGAACCAATCAGCGGCGGCATAGGGTACGAAAATAACCGCGAATGCGAAACCGACGAAAACCGTCAGCATGATATCCGTCCAGCTCATCTCCTTGTACTTCATGTTGGCAAGCGCGGTGATCGACCCCGCCATAGCCGACATGGCAATCCAGACATGCTTCAGGTCATGCTGCTCAATCATTCCGCTGCCTCGCGCGCTGAAAAAGCCTTAGTGCTTGTGCCGGCAGGCCCGCCCATACGACGAATATCACGCCAGCAATCAGACAAACGATCGGCACAGCCTTCACCCCCTACAAGGAACAACACCGCAAGCTGCACGATCAAACAAGCGTCCAGAACTGCGCTATACTGTATATATTCCAAGCTGTTAGCCCAAGCAACGGAAAGCATAACCAACATGGACATATGCAGCGACCAGATGATGGGCGACCACCAGACATGCCGACCTGCGTATCCTATGATAAAGATCGATGCTAAATCTGTCAGCGCCCACGCATCTTCGTGGCCAACCGGCAATCCTGCGACTTTCAGCAAATGCGCTATGGATAGCGGATTGTAGACCCACGGCATTACGAACAATGCCCAATTGCCCAGCACGGTCCAGCCGGCCACCTTGGCGAACGCACGGTCATCACGCGAATGCGCCGCCACCACAAGGGCAGCGACGCACAGCAGGCCAAAGGTGGCCAGCTTACACATTATTCCGGGTCCGGCTCCTTCGGCGGCGGCGGGTTAGTGGTGCCACCGCCCCCACTATCATCCTGCGACGAGAACCCGCCGTCCTCGATCGGCGTGCAGTCTTCGTCATGCTTCTTGGGCTTGTCGTGCCCGTGGCCCTTCGTCACTTGCTTTTCTCCTTCGCTGGGTAGCGCCAGCACGCATTGCGGAATATCAATTGCCACGAGATGTAGTAACCAAAAATTGAGCAATATCAATAGATCCTGCATTGGCTGGAGTTGCATCAACATTTGTCATGAGAAAAGACACGAGCAAATGTGTTGCCCAAGCTGGGCGACGAATGTTCTGAGCGCCGATCATGACCGGCGCTGCGCCTGGCGGCGTGGTGAGCTGTATGGTATTAGTGCCGATGTTCACGGAGTGAGCGTCAGGAACCCAGATCCCGGCACCGTTTACATAGCCAATAACCCAATCCATGGATGTCGTGAAATTACCCGTCAGCGAGCCATCTTTGATTAGATTATACGACAGGCCTGCCACTGCCTGAGAACCATGCATAGGCACGACGAAAACAACCTGTGCCGGGCTACCTGGGCCTTCACCTTGCTTTTTGATAAGCCGCAGTCGCCCCCCAGATGCGGTCATGCTCATGACTGCCGAGCTTGCAGGCAAGCGAGTTCCGTCACCGCCAAGGATAACGGAGAAATTCGTGGCAATTGGAGCGCTACCGGAAAAATCATCCGGGTTGAGGTTTTCTTGCCGGCTGGTCACCAAGGCGTTGGTGTGATCCGAGCCGCCGTTCAGATACGAAAAATCACAAACAGCCCGGCCTGTCCCGAAAGTTCGGTTTACACCCAGCACTCGAAAGACAAAGCACCTCTTGAAGGTGATGGGCTTTTCTGCATTGTCATTGGTAAAAAGGTAAACGCCGTCTTTTTGCAAGGCAAAAAGAATGTAGCTATCTGTTACAGATATTTCTGCGGTGTTGCTCGATCCCATTCGAAACAAAGCGTCAGGGCCGACAGGCGCGTTGGCGTTATTGGCCTCAAAGTGGCAATGGTGGAACCGGATCAATCCGCTGTCACACCGCACCCAGCATATACCCACGCTCCCCGGAGGGGCTTCGTTATAGTCGGATGATACATTCGAAACGTAAAAATCAGCGGAGATATCATCCAATTGGAAGTTGGTGCCGCAAGCCGACATAGTGCCGTCAGCGATTTGGATGCGCTCCCCTGCATCATTGCCCTGGCCTTTGTAAAAACACCTGTCCACGCCACTCATCATGAACCGGCGCACTTCCATGCAATAGACGTGCTCTAGAAACACAACTCCATTGCCAAATGAGTTTATAGCAAAATCACACAGCTCGAATTGCGTATTATAGGTGTCCGTGCTGGGTTGCGGCCCGATACGAATGGCAATTTTGCTGCCGACCCTGGCTGGGCCAGCCATCTGCATACCGCCAATATGCGCGCGACGGACCTTGTACACGGCCGGATTGGAGTTGATATTGTTGGAGGAAATGACGTCGAACCCGATGTTATCGGTCAAATTGCGAAAATCGAAAATTGCCGTGCCTTGAGTGCTGACGTAAAGAGTGTCCAACGTCACCGTTCGATCGCAACGATACGTCGCATTTTGCGACCAGCGGAGAAAGCCGGGGCGTCCCGTAGCTTTAATTGCAGCAGCAGCGCGGTTGATAGCGGCGCTGTCATCAACGGTGCCGTCTCCTTTGGCACCGAACATCTCAGGCGTTACAGACAGCCCTCGGAACATCTGCTGGACGCTCAGCGGAACCGCCGTCGACGCAGCCGCTTTGTATCCGACAAGCGCAGAGCCGTCCGGAGCCATGACCTCCGCCAGACCCTCGCCCTGCGGGCCTTCCGGGCCAGGGTCGCCGCGATCACCCTTGCTGCTGCTCATCGCCACATTGGGCACGCGCATGATTAGGCTGGTGGCATTGGGCGCGTAGATTTCCAGATCATATGTGCCCGGCTCGACGTAGAAATCGAGATTGCCAAAATCATCCGTCTTGGCCATGTTCTCGACGCCGGACACCACGATAATAGGCGTGCCGTTGTCGTCCGATGCCAATGTGACAGTGTTGTTGTTAGCGCGATTGATGACACGGCCGAAATATCCGACCAAGCTATCCCCGCTGGTGTTCGTGATGGCCTCGAAATAATGGTGCATCAGACCGCTGCCCTATTTAATGGATCGGTTGTACAGATAGTAGCTGCATTGTCCAGTTGCCGTCACGCCCAGGGAATCCGTGCAAGTGACCGTCGCGCCACCTTGGGCTTCTTCGTCGCTGGAAAGCGTGGCGGCAAAGGCGGTCAAGGCATTATTAGGTGCAGTCGGGTAGCCATCGCCTGCTGTAATGGCCCATGCATACCGATAAGGCGGGGTGCCCCCAGAGGGAGTGGCCTGCACCGAATTGCTTGTAATCGTTGCATTCTGCGGGCGGGAAGGTGTTTGCACGCCATTAGCGAACGATGGCGACACCGAAACCGTCATAGGCGAAGCAAACGACAACACGGAACGCCACGCGCCGTCAATAAACGCTTCCGCCCGCGTGATCTTGCGCCAGCCTCCGCTGATATAGACTTCTGCCCGTTTCGCGGTGCGCCATGCGCCTGAAATAAACGCGTCCATGGCCGTCAGCTATAATAAAAGACGACCGCGCCTTCCAGGGCGGCGGGTCGGGCGGAGCCTTCAGGCAAGAAGGAAATGGGCGCGTTATTCTGGCCCGCTCCAGCGTGATAAAGGTACGCGCCACGGTTCTGGCGGTAAATGTCCCCGGTCACGGTGCCGCCGGCCAGGGGGAGGGAGTTATTCGCGGCGGGCACATTGTTGGACGTGTCTCGAACAACAGCCGCCACATAACGCAAGGCGTTGTTGATACCAGCCGGCGAACATCCCTCGGAAACATCCACGCCGCCAATCGTCACATTCTCGGCCGGGACGATAGAAAACTCGTTTGCGCTGGGCATTTGCGACACTCCTTATTTGTGTTATTCTATCGCCATGCTTGGCATTGTCATCGGTATTACCCTAAAAGCCTTCATTCTGGAAGGCTTCCACCAATGGTCACTGCGCAAGCATGGGCGCGGTTCCCGCCAGCAGCGGGGCACCGAACAGCCCGCCAAGGCGCGCCCGGTTCTGTATCCCACGGCCCAACTGGACAGCCACATCAGGAC